ATACAAACTCCACAGTCATCCTATACATTCAAAGGTAGTAGAGTTATATTCTCTGAGGCACCAAAACCAAACTCTAAGTGTTCTGTATTCTACTTTAGAGGATCTAAGAGAGACGTTGAGACTGTTGAACCAGTAACATCAGTCAAACAGGGTGACATTGTACAGATTGGAGAGAACAAAAATGTTAAAGATGATATTTCACAATTTAAAAGAACAACTAAGAGGATTGTTGCTTCTGATGTTATGGAGACATTCTCTTACAATAGTATTGGTATTGACACTAACACAGCTGCAGAAAGGCCATTATCTTGGGAGAAACAGAGACAAGATCAGATTTTATCTGGTGTCCTAATTCCTAAATCAAGGCCTGGTTTGAAGAGTAAGGTTCTTCCTACTACCAGAATTATTAAGAACGTTGGTCAGTTAGATGATACAATCTATGTCAATAATGCTTTCCCTGTATTCAATGCTATTGATAAGTTAATACAGTCAGAAAGAAGTGTTCAAATCTTTGAAGATGTTGAGATATCGCCTGGTGTTGTTACCTCTTTAGTTTCTACATCATCTAGTATCTCATCATTAACAATCACAGATGGTGGAACAGGATATACGAATCTTACAAATCCAACTGTTGCAATTTCTAGTGCATTGATTGAACGTAAAGATCCAATCTCTGCTTGGCAGTTTGATGCAATAACTGGTATTACATCATCGCAAGAGTTTAGAGCTATATCTAAACAAGAACCATATGTAGCTGTTGGTGCAAGTAGTTTCTACATGAATACCAAGAGTGGAACATTCTGGGAGAGGGGTAGAATTGGATTTGGTGATACTATCACATTCAATGGTGTTGGTGTTGGTGACAGCGGAACTTCTGATGTTCATGTCATGGCAGTGGGTGATTTTGGATCTATGGCTAGAGCAGTTGCGATTGGTAACAGTATCAGTACATGGACTCCTATTGACTTATTTGAACAAAGACAAATCCCTGCAATCAACCAAGTAAGCACATTCGATAGTACATATACTGGCAATTTCAATGGTGTTGTTTGGGAAAGAACTAGAGACACATGGGTTGCTGTTGGTGCTGCTGGATCTATATTCACTACTGTTGGTCTTACATCTACTGGTGCATTTAGTCAGTTCTCAGGAACACTAGAAACTTTAAATGCAGTTTGTTATGGTAAATCAGAATATATCGCAGTTGGTAATGGTGGTGCTATCATTGCATCTAATGATGGATTTGCTTGGTCAGACAAGGTAAGTAATACTGCTAATGACTTAAATGATATCATCTATGATGGTAATAGATTTATTGTTGTGGGTGATAGTGGTACTATTGGTATCTCAACTGATAAGAACTTCTGGCAACCTTGGAGTCAACAGTTGCCAGCTGGAACACAACACCCTGCAACATTTGATTTTGCAAAGATTAAGTTCTTTGATAATTTCTACGTTGGTCTCTCTACAGTTGGCGATCTTTACTACTCCTTTGATCTTGCAAACTGGAATAAGAGAACTGTTGATCATACTAATGAAATTCGTGATTTGGTACAGACACCTTATGGCGACTTTGCAAGTAATAGAGTCATTGCAGTTGGATCTGCAACAACCAATTTCTATGCAGACCCAGTTATTAACAGAGGAACTGCAACCGCATCAGTAACATCTGGTGTCATTACAGCTATTAATATTACTGATGGTGGATTTGGTTACAAGGTTGGAAGTAACCCTCCAGTTATTGTTGAATCTGATAAAACTAAGAGAGAAGATTTATTCTCAGTTGATGCTATAGGTGACTTTGGCGACATTGTAGGAATAAATACATGGTTGCCAGGCTCTGGTGCTAGACTTCCTCAGTTAGCATTTACATTGAAATCTCAATTCAATGATAATACTAACCTTGGTTATGGATATTCTTCACTTAACAATCTTGGAGTTGAATTTAGTGGATTATCTCAGGGAGATTACTTCACTATCTACGATAGTTCATTAGTTGTTGGTCATGCTTTAACTGGTATCACTACCTCAAGTGGTTCTAATCAGGTTGTTGGTATGGTAACTTCTGGTGATTATCTAGGAGGAGTATTCAGAGTTGAACAAGTTACTGTTGGAGATGCTATCTCTGGATTAGTAACAGTCACATGTGCTTTCTTGCCAGGACCTACCCCTTATGGTAACAACACAATTCAAGTTGGTGTTGGTACAACCGCAACTACCGATACGTTCTGGGGTAAATATAGTTGGGGTAAGTTATTCGGATATCAGAATCGTGGTGCTGGTAATCCTACTAACTTTATCGTCAATCCTCTGAATGGAAATGTTGGATTATCCACTGCTGCAGTGGTCTCCAGAAAGAAACCATTAACTTAACCACTAAATAAACCTAAAGACTAGTTTTTTTAAAATGCCTGCTATTATATCCGAACAGTTTAGGATTCTGAACGCTGAGACTTTTGTACAAAGTTTCGTTGGTGTCGGATCTACAGTAAATAAGTATTATGCTTTTATGGGATTGCCTAATTCCATTGAACCGAAAGCGGGCGGTACTGTCGATTGGGCTACTAATACACCATCACCTTTGGATGGATTTGAAGAGGAGTACTCTATCAAAGAGTCTATCATTGCAATGAAGAAGGTTACTGATAAGGATGTTCGTAGACTTGTCAGGAAAGTTAGCTGGGTTGCTGGTACAACATATGAGATGTATAGACATGACTATAATATCTACAATCTCACACCAATAACCTCACAAGGTAGTTTGTACGATGCAAATTACTACATAGTCAATGAAGACTTGAAAGTTTACATTTGTCTGCAAAATGGATCAGACCCTGAGAACCCAAAGGGAAGGCCATCATATGACCAACCCACATTTGTTGACCTTGAACCAAGGGCAGCTGGCACTAGTGGCGATGGTTATGTTTGGAAATACCTTTATACGATTAAACCATCCGAAATCGTTAAATTTGACTCTATTGAATATATTCCAGTGCCCGAAAACTGGGGCTCACAAGGGGAGACTGTTGCAACAAAGGCTAACGCTATAGATGGAAAGATTGAAGTGGTTGTGGTTAATGATAGAGGTGCTAACTACCAACCAATCTCCACCTCATTTGCGAATGTTCCCATTTTGGGAGATGGATCAGGAGGAAAGGCTACAATTACGATTGATTCTTTCGGAAAAGTATCTGAAGTATTTGTTACTGACGGAGGGGAAGGATATACCCACGGATCAATACAATTTTTCCCAGGCGCTCCAGGCAGTGAGTCTGGCGGAGTACTTGCTAACCTTACCAATACAGGAATCGGAACGACATCTGTAGCAAACTTTAGTGTTATTGTTCCACCTAAAGGTGGTCATGGATACGACATCTATAGAGAACTTGGTGCGTATCGAGCTCTACTATACTCTAGATTTGAAACTCTAGAAACTAACCCTGACATTATTGAAGGTAATGATTTTGCTAGGGTTGGACTAATAAAAAATCCCACCGTATTTGGTAGTGACACAGAATTACTAGACACTGCAATGGTGAGTGGATTAAAAGCTTTGAAACTTGGTGGTATTACAACATCAACAACTTATGCTGTTGACTCTGAAATTACTCAAACAGTAGGTTTGGGATCGACTGCGATTGGATATGTAGCGTCATGGGATAAAGTAACTGGCGTATTGAAGTATTATCAACCAATGGGTCTTGCATCTAGTGAAACTGGATTTAAGGTTATCCCATTTACTTCAACTCCTGATGTTGGATATGGAGTTACTATTAACGGATCATCTGTTAGTGGTTCTTTACTATCTGTTGATACCAACTATAACGGTGTCAGTACCTCGATAAATAATAAAGTCTATCAACTTGGTATGAGTTTTAGTGCTGGTATATCATCAGCAGAATTTAATACTAAGTCAGGTGAAATAATTTATATTGATAATCGAACTGCAATCCCAAGATCTGCTAGTCAGAAGGAAGACATCAAAATAGTGCTGGAGTTTTAAAAGCAAATGCCACAGAATACCAACTTAAATTCATCTCCATACTTTGATGATTTTAGTGATTTAAAAAATTATCAAAGGGTACTATTCAAACCAGGCTTACCTGTACAGTCTAGGGAACTTACTACACTTCAATCTATTCTACAGAATCAGGTTGAAAA